TTAGGGCCACTTCAACGTCCCAACGGGTTGGAACGGATGGAGCGACGAAAGTGCTGGAGGATGCGACCCAATAGCCTCCATTGTCAAAGTAAGGTGCAGGAGTGTCTTTGCTGAAAAGTATCGTTGTATTAGCGTCCTCCATGAAGTTGACGCTTCCAGTTGACTGCGCAAAGATGTTCGACCCGGACAGGGTAACTGGTATCGTGCCGGCAGAGTAGGGGATGACCAGTTTCTTGAATAGGGTCGAGTTGAAGAAATTGGATGAATACCGATAGCCTGCCTGTGCGAAGATTAGGTCCACCATCTTCTTGACGTAAATGGACGGCCCCATTTTCCAATAAGGAACCGCAAACCATCCCTGCGTAATTACATCCGTGGCTCCGTAGGAATCCACCAAGCCGTAAACGTAACCACTCGCACCCGATGCGGTCCAAGTCGCAGAAACGTGGGCCGAGGTCAGCGTGTGGTTCATCCCGGTAACGCCAGCCGTGTTGACGAGCAGGTTGTTTTGGATGTCTTGGAATAGGCTCACATCTTCGCTGAACATCCCGACCTCGTAAGTTACATCACCCTTGGTCTTGGACATAGAGAGCAACTGCATCGCACCGCTGAACACTTGGACCCCGTCCTCCCACATGGCTGCACGAATCTTCTTGTTGGGTTGGAATCCACCCACGAAGGACTGCACGTTGTAGGCAAACTTGAACAGGCTTGCGTTGGTTGTCGTATTAGGCAACTCTATCGTCTTGGAGAACGACCCCCTCCGCTTGGTAATGTCGATGATGTCGTCAATGGTGAACGTGATGGCGATGTCCGTGCCACCCATTGTATCAACTACATAGGGGACCTCAACATCGGAATCGTTGAGAGGGTAGGCGATGAGGGTTACGCTCATAGGATGTTGTTCTTGTAAGCCACGGCAACCTCGACCTGCAACTGGGTAAGTCGGTCGTTCCTTCGTGTCGTGAATTGGTAGGTGTTGGCGTTCACAATGGCTTCAACGAGTTGCCCATCCAGTTCAAGCCATACCTGCCCGGATCGGATCATCTCAATCAGCCAAGCGGATTCGGCATCGGTCAGCCAGTCCGAGTTGAGTGCGTAAACGTAGTCGAACTCACCTGCCCAAACTTTGTCGTATGTCGTGGTTGCGTAAACGTCCGAGTTGTAGCCAAACGTCTGCCGGGTAATGTTGGCTCGCTTGCGGTTCTTGAGCGTGAAGGTGTAGGAGTCAATGCCTCCGTACTTGTTTTGAAAATGGACGGGGATGGAGTTGAATCGCTGGCATTGCCCGATGACGTAGCGTTGACGAATCGTGATGTTTGCCCCCCTTGAGAAATAAATGTCGTAGAAGTCCCCGGCATTGCCTTGGAATAGGTAATCTCCGGGGTTCCCGTCCAAGCATTGCCCCGACGTGAGGGCTTTCAAATTCATTGGCCCGACCCCGAAGCGGATGACATTGGACCCCGATACACTCGACGCTAACACATCGAACTGCCTTGCAAAGGTCGCTCCTGTTGCACTCCAGTATTGGATGTAAGCCTTCTCGACTGCGTAATTGAACTGCCCGATGGAAAGCCATCCGTAGCCGTCCGCATAGACCGTGCGAGTCGTCGGGGTTGTTAGCATTCGATTCGTATCGTTGACAATAGCACCGCTTGGAAAGTAAATCCCTCCGCTCCAAATCGCAAGTTCTAACTGCTCCAAGTTTCCAGCGAAGGCAACATTCCCCGACACGGTGGTAACGGTTCCTGTCTGCACAACTGGGGTGTTTCCGTATTCCTCCATGAAGTCAAGCCTGTATCCCGAATAATACCCAGCATGATCCACGAATGCCGTTTGGGTCAGCGATGGCTTAGTCGGTGCAATCAGCGTTTCAACGACCTTGGCAACGTCAAAGAAGCCGAAGTTGGTGGTGGGCAGTTTGTCGCACTTTAGCCGTGCAAGGGTGGTCCCTGCTGGGTTCTTCACATCGCAGACGTAACGGTAGTTCGGTTGAGCAATCAGCGAACCGCTGACCTTGAAAAGCATCTTGTTGTAAACGGGTGTAGCCACTTGGGGCGACCCTGATAGGACGGTTGTTGCCATTTTATAGTTTGGTTGCTACGCTTATGGATTTGCCAAGGGTTTCAGCGATTGTATTCACCAAAACGTCTATCATTTCGGGGGATAGGGCGTTAGACATGAAGTTCGTGGCCCGTGTCCCTCGCTGGAATACCCAATAGGCAACCGACCTGCCATCCACCAATCCCTGCTCCTGTTTCGTCCGCATCCGCTTGAGTTCACGGGAATAGGTTGGCACAACTGCTTTTTCCTTGTTGGCTATCCAATCGGCCATTGCTTGAGCAGGTGGGTACTTGTTGCTGTATTGGAACGGCGACCTCGGAGCCTTTACGCTTGACGTTTTGCCTCGCACCCCTTGGTCAACGTACTTCCAATAGGGGTTGGCCATGATAGCCACGACGATTTGCTTTGCGGATAGTTCGATGTCTTCGGGTGCGATGGATGCCGATAGCGTTCCCCCTGCGTTTGCGTTTGCTGCTTCAAGGTTCTTCTTGGCAAGTTCAATGACCCGTTCTATCCACTTGACCAGCACGTCGTGAGCTGGCGACTTGCCTCCACCCTTGGGTCCAACGATTGAACCAATGCCCTCCAAGGCGGTTTGGTCGATGCCCTTCATCGAACCGCTACCGAACTTACCTACGGGTTGGCCATTCGCAAGTATGGTTGTTTCCATACGGGTAAATGTCCCCCGTGCTGGAATGTGTCTATCTGCGCCTCGCTCTTTCAGCCTCCATCCGTTCCGCTTCCAAAATGTCGTGAATCAGGAGTGCGTAGTTCAAGAACTCCACCGCCTTCATTGCGAAGATGGCATCGAATTTCAGTACGTCCTTGTTTGCCATCCTCCACACCACCATCAGCCAACCGTAGCCAGCGAGAGGGCTTACGTCAGCCCCTCGGCCTTCGTCATCAGGTGCTTGGAATAGTCGCTCAAAACTTTCAAGTAGGATTCTGAACTTAGCAAAAAAAAACTGACAACCCCCCAAACGTCGCCCACCTTGGCGTGCTTCTTCATGAGTTCGGCTCGCTCCGCATGGGCAGCCCCGTCGTACTTTTTCGGGAAGAATCCGAATAGACCGCCCTCCCTGCACAAGGTCGCCATGATGCGGTGCAGGTTTTGGAGCAGTTGTTTCTCGTCCGTCGTGTTTGCGTCCATGAGTTCAATCAACTGCCCAGCGGTCAACTCGTCCGTGAAAACCGTTGGGATCCACCACTTGCCCCCGGCTTTGAACTTTCGCTTGTACCCCAACGCAGGCAATGCGTTCCACTCGCTGATAATAGCCTTGTAACGCTTTAGGACGCTCTTAGCGGGCATTTCTCGGACGATTGATATATCGACCCCCTCAACGATTGCGACGACTCCTGCACGCTTGTCGTAGTCCCCAAGGACGCTGCTGAACTCAATGGCTCCGATGCGCTGGAACTGGTCGATGGTGAGGTCTTGGAGTTTCATAGTTTCAAGAAGGTTTTGTAGGACGATGCCGACGATGCCGATGCAAGGTACTGGCTGAACTCCTTATCAGCCTTGCGTTCTTTCTCCGAGTAATACCAAGGAATGTGCCTTGCTGACTCAAGCAATGAAACCCCACCGATGAAGTACTCCTGCCGATTGTAAACGGCAAAGGTCGTGTCGATAGGAACATCAACCCTTGCTGCCATGATGACCCGTGAGTTACGCTGACGAGTCGCTTCATAGTTGTTAACGTGGGTGTAGTACGACGACCTTGGAGGCACGTCATCCCATCGGAGCGACAGGCCGACCTTGCCTGCTTGGGGGAATTGTTGCAGCCACTCCAAGCACATGGGAATCGTCCGCTTGCTGGTCTTGTAAAGGTCAAGGTCCGGGTCTGTAACCGCATAGAACGGCTCTCCCAGTTGTTGCACCAATCCCGAAGTCCATGGGGCTTGATGGCCCAAGTTATCGCCAAGCATCATGACCTTGCAAGGGTTGGTGGCGTACCACTCCAGCAATGGCTCGTAGGTTGAACCGTTGTCCACGATGTAGATGTCCCCAATCCCCTCCCACTTGGTCAAGTCCCTGACCATCGCCTTGGGCCATGTCAGCAGGTTGCGGTTGTTGATGATTACGGGGATGCCCATGTTAGAACTTGTAAACGGCAATAAGGTCGTCGTATCGGCCCGATTCGGTTAGGTCTATGGCCTCAAAGATTGAATTGCTCGGTGCTACGGCTGACAGGTTCACGAACCAATCCTTGCTCTGCACGTCCTCAATCATTAAGACACCTCCTTGGTTCATCAATGGAGCATACAGGCTGACGACTTGCAACATGGAGCTTAAAGTGTGCGGGCCGTCGTCAAGCAGGAAGTCGATGCCGTTCTTAAAATAGTCCCTTGCGACTTGCACGGATTCGGGTGTGTAGGCCGATGCGATGTGAAGCCTTGAACGAGTCCAGTCAATGTGCTTGTCAGCCTTTGGCTTGACTTGGTTGGCAATGTCGTAGAACAGGAACTTGGCCTTGGGCAGATACTTGCACCACATAGCCATGGACCCTCCGTGCCACACGCCTATCTCCACGAAGTTGATGGAGTCGGCTCGCATTTCGGCCAAGTACTTGGCATAGGTGCTTGTGTAGTTGTGGCCGTTGGCCTTGTCGGTTCCTCCGTCATAGTCGGCACCATTGAGGTCTAACTCGTCGAGGATGGCAATCAGTTCTTTGTCTTTCATGGTTAAAATGTGATTACAAATTTTTCGGGACCCGGCCATCCGGGGTTGGTATCGTGAACCTTGGTGTTGGGCTTCTTGCCAATCCAATGTTCGGCTTGCCAGCGGTGTTCTCGTACAGGTTCACCCAGTTCTTTGATGTGGGAGGATTTGGCCCACCAATAGGTTCCACCGAAGTATGGGTAGCCGTCGGGGTTGTTGTGGTCAGCCATGTGGGGGAATTGTTCTCTTGTAATCCAATGACATCCCACCGCATCCACGCCTTCGAGCAGTTGCAGGCAGCGTTCCCAAGCCACAACGTTGAAGAAGGTCATGCTGCGATTCCACAACTGGTTTATCAATGATGGGTCGCTTGCCCCCTTCGTGTGGGCGTACAGGTACACGGCTTCTTCCTCTTGGCTTGCCCGGTACATTTCGGTAAGCGTCGCCTGCTCCCAAGCGTTGGTTCGAGTAACCACTATTTTAATCTTTGGGGCCACCATCGAGTTCTCCAGCACCTCCTTGACCGCTTTGCGTTGTTCGGGTGGACCGACGATGCCTACACGGATTTCATCCAAGACGTTGATAAGACCGTAGTTGCACACGGCCATCATATGCTGGTTGAGTATCAATTGCCAGTTGCCTCCGCAGTAGATGTGGTAGTAGTGGACGACTTTCATAAGGTCCAAAGGAGGGTTAGAAGGGTGAGGATAAAGAAAACGGCTGCAAGCGTCTTGCCGATTTCAATTAGCAGGTCAATGATGCGTTCGGTGTTCATTTAAGCAGCAAGTCTATTCTTTCGTCTAAAACGGTGTGATAAGTTTTCATTGCTTGATATTGAACTCTAAGCAGTCCAAGCATAACTTTATCAATCGATTTAGCCTCATCGCTTTCAATAAAATCATAAAGTTTAGCCATTTTTGCGTAAAGTTCGCTTCTTTCGTCTAATAGGCGCACGACAAAATCTTTCATATTGTTTAGGGGTTTAGTACCCCAAAGTTAAACCACAACATACTTCCCTGAGTTGCTTACTCTTAACTTGTTAAGGGCCACATACCGCATCGCATCGCAGGCGTGGTTGAACGAGTCAATCGGAACCCCCGTGTTCTTGCCCTCTTTGTCGGTTGCCCAAGTGTAGGAGCGCAGTTCCTTGATGAGGTTGGTGCTATCCTTGGTTACCTGCAATTTGAACCGTTTCAGGATGTCTATCCCGTTCCGAACCGAGTCGGGACCTTTCTCAGCAGGCTTGATGTTGAAGCCAAGACGGTAGATTTCCTCAATGCTCTTGGGTTCTGCTGAATCGGCCACGATCTCCCAAGCCCGGGTAATGCCCAGCGTCCGCAACTTGTCTGCGATGTCTTGGTTGGTCAGGCCCGTGGAGTAGAGCAGTTCTTGGATGAGTAGGCAGTCCCCTTGGCGGTATATTGCTACGAGTGCAGTTGGGTCGTTGCTGAACCCCCAGTCAAGCCCAAGGGCGACGAATTTAGCACGGCTGACATCGATACCCTCCACGACCTCGAAGTCCTCGTATATCGCACCCTGAAGCGTCCCGACCTGCCCAAGGCCGTACACCTTCCACCAGTTCGCCCAATAGGCACTCGTTTCGGCTTTGGTGCGGTTCAGTTCGATGTCCCTCTTGATGGTATCAGGCAGGGCCTCGTTGTCCTGATAGGTCAGGATGAGCAGTTCGGAATCGTCCTCTCGCAGGACCTCGGTATGCGCCCAAAATTCGTGAGTTGGGTTGAAGTCGATGTAGATGGCCTCGCTGGTACGGATGGCGAGTTGGTAGTAGGACTCAAAGTCGATGTTGTTCGCCTCGTTGATGTAAACGACCTGCCTCCTTGCCCCTCGGAGCCGTGCCTCGGAATCAGCCGAAAAGAACTCGATGATTGAACCGTTGGCGAAGTGATAGGTGAGCAGGGTCTTGTTCCATCGGTCTGCGACCCATCGGCCCGTCCATTGCATGACCTTGGCAAAGTCTTTGATTGCTCCCCTCCGTAGGTGGGGGATGGATTCGGAAACCACCGAAATCTCGGTCTTGTTCTTGGCTGCGATGTCGATTAGGACCGCAAGGATGGCGAGGGTTTTCCCCGCACTTGTTCCGCCTTGGATGACCTTCTTCCGGGCCGTCATCCGACGGATTCGCCTGATAGCGGTCGTGAGGGTAAACATTAAAGCAAGCCGACTGCGGATTGAATGCGAGCCTTGGCGATGTCGATGTACTCGGCCTCCCGTTCTATCCCTACAAACGCAAAGCCTTCCAGCATCGCTGCCTTGCCCGTTGAGCCTGAGCCCATAAACGGGTCAAGGACGATTCCGCTTGGTGGGGTTACAAGTCGGCAGAGGTATCGCATGAGGTCGGTGGGCTTGACGGTTGGGTGGTGGTTTTCGCCCCTATCCGCTTTGCTTGCCTTGGCGCAGTAGAAGAAACGAGCCGAAGCCCCAAGCAGGTCGGTGGCTTCCTCGCTCCCATCGTGGATGAAGTTGGCGGGCCAGCGGCCTGTCGCAGTTGTGGTTCCAGTTTTTGGGTCGCTTACTTTATAGTTAGCCGTACCACTCCAATTAGTTATCCTTTCCTCCGTCCCCACCCTTCCCCCATCCACGTTAATCGCACCCGTCCCGTGTTGCAGGACGTTCTCGGCTACCGTGCCAATCAAGGGCTTTCGTGCCACCGTAATCGGTTCAAGTGCTGGTTTGAGTGCAGTCCCCCAGCCTTGCCATTGCTTTGCTTCGGGGGTGGCGGGGGCGGTAATGAACTCGTTTCTTTGCAAATTGTAATTAGATGCGTTTTCTTGCATCTTTCTGAATGTCGGGTTATTGCTCACCACCTCACGCTCTGCTCCTGCCCGTTTATCAATCGCCTTGCTAACGTCCAACGACTTCGGAAAACCCGACCCGTACACCCAAGCAATCATGTCCCGAATCTCAAAGCCTGCGTCCTCAATCCTTACCGCCATTCGGTGCTGCGTCCTCGTTCCTGCAAACGCAAGCAGATGACCGCCCGGCTTCAAGACCCGAAGGCACTCGGCCCAGACCTCAACGCTTGGCACATCGTAGTCCCACCGCTTGCCCATGAAAGACAACCCGTAAGGCGGGTCGGTTACAACCGAATCAACGGAGCAGTCAGGTAGTGAACGAAGCACCTCCAAGCAGTCGCCATGATGCAGGGTTAGTTTGTCAGTCATTGTCGGGAAACAGGGGTTGCTCGATGTGGACCGTGTTCTCCTGCTTGTCAACCAAGCCAAGCAGACGAGAGGCGATGTTGGCCGAGTAAACGCCAGCACTTGAACCCTCCAGCATATCCTTGTCGCAGGTCAGCCTTATGCGTGTAATGATTGGGGAGAATGTCTTGTGCAGGTCCGTAGTCCCCTTCCTGTAATCCGAAAGGTCATAGCAAACCCCATTTTCTGCAAGCCATCCTTCAAAGCCTCGAAAGGTAATCGGACGCTCTTTGTCCCGGTAAACCATGACCCCATCCTTGCCGACATAGTCCTGCACACGATATGGGTTGGCCTTGTTCTCGGCTCGGTATTGCTCAAACGCAGCCCATAGTTCTTCGGGGGTGTTCCAAATTGGGGGTCGGCCTGCCATTAGTATTCGATTTTGTCGATTAGGTCGCTTATCTTGTTTACGATTTTCATTTTCACTTCGTACTGGTTCGGGGCATTGGAATCGTCCACCGCTCCGATGCAGTCGCAGAGGGTCGTTATGACCATCATCAGCGAATCCATCCGAGCCTGCACTTGGGCTTCGTCATCCTTAGCCTTCGAGTTCGCCAAGTTCCCGAAGTTTGTTCCTGCTCCATGAGAGAGCCGACTTGCCGCCCCAAAGGAGGTAACTGATGTAACCGCAGTCCGAGGCATCGTCTGCGTTGTCGTAGTAGGTTTCGGCCCTTGACAGGTAGGAGTGCATCCGCTTGATGGTTTCAAGGGAAATTGCTTCCCCGCTGGCTAACTGCTGCGCCCTGACCTTGCCCGTCTGCGTGGCACACTTGTTGCCGTTGCGTTCGTTCAGTTCAATCCCTCGCTTGGCATTGTTCCTGATGCCTTCCCCATAGTCGGCATAAGACTCGAACTGCTGCCGCTTATGGTTTTCCCACGTTGAGCCACAAACCGCCAATCGTTGAGCCGTATCAGGGAACTCCGCATTGGTTTGGTTGTCGCTCATGCAACGACCGATGAAGCCTTCTTTGCTTTCGTTATTGTTCGGGATTGGCAGGGGCATTCAGGGAGTGGGTTATGGTGTTTTGGTTGACTTCGAGGAACAGGTCCGCTTGTAGGTAAATGTATTGAAGAGCCGATTTTACGCAGTCTGCGCACCACCAGTTTGTGGGCGGTCGCCCGTGAGCGGTCAGGATGGCTTGCAGTTCACCAACCGCATCGGGTGGCAGTCGCATCGTTAGGGATGCCACATATTGGTCCCAATACTTCCTGTGCTTTTGGGCCACGATGAACTGGTCGGTTGTCATTTGAAGGTCCATTCCCGAATAATTATTGCGGTGGCAGATGAGGCAAGCCCAAGGATAGGGGCCAAGTACCATTGGCAGGTCGGCAGGGTCAAGGCAACCCCAAGCCAAAACCCAAAGCAGGTCATACACGAAAACGGCTTCCGCTTCGCAAAGGGCAAGGCGTAGAACCATCCCGGCAGCACTCGGAACTCCACGACCGCAAGGGTCGCTAAAGCACTAATCAGGATTGGAAAAACCAGTATATCCATTGGACTCGATTGCGGTTTTGATTTTGGCCTTGGCCTGTTCTATGGAGTAAATGATGGACCTATAAGGGATGCCCGTTTCCCGGCTCATGGCTTTCATATTGCCGGTCTGCATCAGCAGGTTGAGCAGTTCTTTATCGTACGGGAACGCTCCATCCTTGGCCCAAGAGTCCATCTCTTGCTGGGCGATGGCCCAAAGGTCATCGAGCAGGGAATCGTAGTCCTTGCTTAGTTCTTGGGTTTCGGGATTCACTTCGACCCTCTCGTCGTGATGACGGTACTTCTTCGCAAACTGATTGTTATTTCCCCGGTACAGGTTCATGATCAGGCGAACGATGTAGAAGCGCAGGTAGCCTTGGACCTGCATCTTGGTAATCTTGTCGGGGTCCTTCTCCAGTAGGATCAGGACGACCTCTTGTTCGAGGTCCTTCCAAAGCGGATTGCCCCCCGTAATGGTGAGGCAAGCCTTGCGGATTTCTCCGCTTCGATACAGGTCAAGGACGATGCTCTCTGCGTTCACTCTCGCAAAGATGGAGAGCGTTCTTCCTAATGTTGCAAAAAATCCCGTGTCCTGTTTAAAACCTGTGTACGAAGAAATTTGATGTCCGGTCTTGCCCTCATGTTTATCGCAAGGATTTCGAGGTTATGCATGACCGTTGCGTGGTTCCTCTTGATGATTCGCCCGATTTGGCAGTAGGTGTAGAGGTACTCGGAGTAGGCGATGTCGGCAAAGATGCTTCGAGCAAGGACCAGTTCTTGGGTTTTTACATTGCTCAAGATGTCGTCGGGACTGACTCCGACAACCTCTGCGGTGTAGCCAAGGATGGTTCGTGAGATTAGGTCCATGTTAGAACGGGTTAGGGGGTAGTGGCATCCAATGGCTGACTTCGATTAGGAACCAAGTTTGGTGTTCGTAGTACCATCGTCCATCGCCCAGCCATGCGTAGGCTTGATTCATGTCGGTCGTGAAAATCAGGACTGGCTCGTAAGGTTCCGGCATCCGGTCCAAGCATTTAATCCATTCCATGGTCAGGCGTTTTTGGCTTGGAGAATACGACCGAGCAGGGTCCAGTTGACGGACCAAGGCTTGATGGTTTCGGATTTGTCGGGTCGGTTGCAGTTGACGCACTCCTTGCGGATATGCAGTTGCCAGCGTCGGAAATCGGTTGGTGTGGTTTTCATGGGGTTGGGGTTTGGTTGGTAAGGTTATAGGCTGACGCTGGGGGACTTTCGGTAAGACCAGAGGCTGACGATTGGTTCACAAATAAGCGAGTTAGCGGTCAGTTTGCACATAAGCCTTGCAATTCGTGCAAAATACTGGGAATAATGAATCCCTTTCCGTTTCGGCATTTCTGCAAGTGCAAACCGAACTGCTAACAAGCGGTTGGCTCAATTTTTCAAGTTCAGTTACATAATCAATTAATTTGTAAAATTCATCAAGTGCCAACCCTTTTTGGTAGCTGTTAAGCTCGAAGAATCTCATGTGTGCTTTTAGGTTTTCAATTTCTGGTTTCATATGTTTTAAGTATTTTGTGTCAGTTTACAGGCTGACGCTGGGGGAGGTTTGGTAAGACCAGAGGCTGACGATTGGTTCACAATGAATGCCAGACATCAGACTTGTCAGCAGAAATAAGCGCATTATCTCTTTCAGCTTTTAATCTAATTTTTTGAGCGTGTTCTAATTGAATTAGATTTACAATTTTTTCGGTTGCTTCTCTAAACTCTTTTTCAGTACCGTCAAGATATTTTCCTAAAATACCTCTTACTTCTTCTGTAATTTTCTTTTTTTGAAATCTCATTGCGTATAGTTTTTGGGTTTTTCTATGCATTATACCCGAATGCGTATAAATTTTGGGTTTTTCTATAAATTATATCCGATTGGGTATAGTTTCAAACAACCGATACCTCCCACACGAATCGGTCAGGGTCTTGACTTGCGGCCCGAATCCGTTGGAACGGGATAGGACATACTCACAAGCATCCTCCTTGGCACGTACCTCAATCACCTTCCAAGGGCGGTCGTTGGTACAAGCGGTCAGCAGCAGCAGCAGTAGCAGTCGGGCCATGGAACAAATCTACACAACTATTCCACACTTGCAACCACTCGCTGAAAATCCTCAATGCTCCGGATTACCTCGTATCGATACCCTGCCTCTTGGACCACACCCTGCCACCACTTCTGCGAGAGGGACTGCTTGCCTTTCTCGGCTTTGAACTCCAGCATCACCGCACCGATTGGCGAGAGCCATATCATGTCGCTGACCCCTGCGACCACGCCCATGGCCTTCATCACGCTGCCGGCATAGGCATTCGGTGCGTTGTTGTTGACCGTGAACAATCGGCCACGCTGGTCGGGAAAGTTGTTCCAGTGCCACTGGAAGCATTCGGCTTGGAGTTTAAATTCTTGCATGAACTTACTTTAGGATTGGAAAACGGTCTTTATTGTGGAATGCCCAGCCTGGCCTCCATCCCATGTAGCGGATGAACTCCAATGCTTCGGCTTTGCTCTTGCATTGATTGTGTAGCACCCAAAACGGGCTGATGACCTTGGCCTTTGCCAGTTGAGCCTTTTGGTACATCGTGCTTTGCTTTGCCATCTCCATGCCTTGGGCCTTGGTCAGCATCTGCAAACTTACGACTTCCCCTGGAGGCT